AATAACAACGATCCTCTAAAGCTTCATCCTTATTCAGAGTATTCTCCTTCTGTCGCTCCTGTGCCTTACGGATCTCTTAAGATTAAAGAAATGCCTATAGAGGGCAAGCAGTATTACATCGGTGGGGATGTTGCAGAAGGGAAGCAGACGGTAAACGAAAGTGGTGCGACTGATTATGACTATACCGTTTTTGTTGTTAAAGATTCTGATGGAAGAACCGTTGCGCTTTTTAGGGATAGGATTAAGCCTGAAGAGGCTGCCCTTCCACTTATTCTTCTTGGCATTATGTATAACATGGCCTTGATTAATTGTGAGCGCAATGGTCCCGGTCAAGTTGTTTGGACAATGTTTAGGCAGAGCGGTTATTACAATATCTATTATACACCAGGCAAGGGTCCAATCATGGATAGGGCTTGGACTATTACAACCGCTTCTAATCGCCACCCTATGCTGTATTCTCTCAGGGCCTCATATAGAGAAAACCCATCGCGCCCAGGCTTTCAGGAAACAGTAAATGAGATGAACGAGATTATCATAGACAACAAGGGAAAGATCCAGGCAAGGAAGGGTGCGCACGATGATATCTTTATGGCGGAAGCGCATTGTTGGAATATGATTTATGCTGACAAGGGTGTTCTGATTACTCCTGAAGTAAAGAAAGAGCCAGAACCAGAAGTAAACCAATTTGATGATTTAATGACATTCAACGGAATTGAGAGGTGGTAAGTGGGTATTGATGTAAAAGCCTGGGATCAAAGGATCCGCAAAGACCTTGAACATCGAATGAACAAATACGATAAGGTTTGGAAAAAGAACCGTAAGAACATCCGTAATGCAGAAGACGGACAACTTAACGGAAACCTAATCCAAACTTTCGTTGATACGATTCAGTCAAGATTGATCGTTCGTAATCCTGTTATTAAGGTTAAAGCTGATAGCCCGGATTACAGTAAGAAGTCTGATGACCTTGAGGTTGCAGCCAATGCAATTACTCGTGTAGTTGACTTGCGCTACCACTTGATGAACGCAACCATTACTGCAACCTGGGCTAGCACTGGATGGATTGAGGTTGGTCATACAATGGATCAACATAACTTTGATCCTATGCGATCAGTTATGTACCGAAGCCCTGATAAGCTAGAGTTTGACACGGGAGAAGATAGCTGGGAGCCTATTCCTGAAGCTGATGTCATCAACAACCTTGGCTCTGAGATTGATCAGGTACCATCTTTTAATCCGTTCGATAAACCCGAGCTTCTTCGTCCCGCCGACGATGACCCTCCTCCTCCGTTTGATCCTGAGATGGGAATGCCTTGGCTTAACGAAATTAGCCCCTTTATGGTTGTTACCTCGCGCGATGCTAGCTCTTTCAGGGATGTTGATTATGTTACCAAGCTCGTTCTGCTTTCAAAGCCAGAGCTTGAATTAATTACAAACATCAATGTTGAAGGGGCGGGGATGGCCCGCAAGCTCAAGCCTTTGCTTGAGGACATTCCTGGTTCATCTAATATCGAAGATCCAATTCTTCTTGCAATTACATACATTCGCAGAGACAGGAACGACCCGGACTTTACCAACTGGTATCTTGTTCATGTTCTTGGTCACCACGATGTGATTATTAAATCTTCTCCTAACCCATTTGGGGGATTGATTCCACTGGTGCCAATCAGCGTGAACCCTGTTAAGGGGCTTTGGGATTCTACTCTAGTTGAAGACTTGCGACCATACGCTGACTGGTACAGTGCAGGTGTTCAATCTATTGGGGATAGACTTTACGAATCTTTAAACCAGAAGATCGTTACTGGTGCTGGTGCATCGATGGACGCTGAAGAAGTTAAGAAGCTTCTTAACGCTAGGTACTCTGGTGAGGTTAAAGTGCAGGGCGATCCCTCTCAGATTAAACCTTACAATGGTGCTGGGTTTGACAATGAAATGTACCAGTTCTTAAAGATGTTTTCTAACTTGGCCCAGGGCGCATCTGGTGCAAGCAACATCGACCGTGGTCAGGCTGAAAGAAGAATCACAGCACGGCAAACTGGTGCTCTTCTTGAGGCCACCGGCTTACGCATGAACGGTATGCGTGAAAGCATCGGTCGCTCTTCTAGAGAGATTGTTGTCAAGCTGATGCACTTGGTTGGCATCTTCTCCCTGTACCGCTCAAGACGGTTTACGTTCGGAACTAGAATTGCAACTCTTGAACCTGGCGTAAATGATTTCACTACATCATACAGCTATCACATTGATGTAAGAGACATGGCTCCGCCAGAAAATGCAGAGGGTCAGCTTGTTCTTGTGCAATTCTTGCGCCTTATTATGATGGACCCTACCCCAGAGCGATTGCTTGCTGGTCAGTGGAATTGGCCGGAGCTTGCAGAGATGATCAGGGTTCGGTTCGACATGCCGCCCGAAGTCCTGCAACGCGCGGTACAGCAGGCGGGCATGCCCCAAATGCCCGGAATGACTGGGGAAAATATTTCTCCAGAAGGTGCTGGACCGGGTGGGTTAAGCATGTTAGGATCAGGACTAGGTGGGCCAGAGCACGAAGAGAGATTTCCCGCAGATCAGGGAGCACCAAATCTCGATAACCTAATGTCTGGATTGAGGCAACAGAACTGATGGAATCTGAATTCGTAGCCCAGTTACTTGATCTTGGAATAACAGGAATCTTTATTGGGTATCTTCTTTGGAAAGACAAAGCTCAGACCAAGGCTCTGGCTGAGTTTGTTGATCGTCTAATGAAGACAATGAGCGAAATTGATGCGAAAAGAGAAGAGGGTTACGAACAGGTTCGTGACAGATACGATGTGATAATTGAAAGGTACAATAGTGAGAGAGACAGATTGCTGACAGACATTAGCAAGAAGCTTGACGAAGGTCTTGGGGCCATGCGTGAGCGAACACAAGAAGAAAAGCTCAGAAGATTATCGAGGGAAAAATAATGCTTTATTCTTATACTTGCCAGGAATGTCAGTACGAAGAAGATGAATTCAGGAGTGTGGCCGATCGCTTTACGCTTCCTACCATTCACTGCCCAATTTGTGATGCTCGAGACTGGAAGCTGAGAGAAGTTTATCTTCCTCAGAGAGTTTACAGTCTCAAGGGTGAGAACGAGAACTTTCCGCTCCGCTCCCACATAAAAGACTCAAACGGCAACAGAATGGTCTTTAACAATAAGCGTCAGTATGAGCAAGAACTCAAAAGTAGAGGGCTTGCTATTGCTGGTAATGATAAGATCGGTGCTCCTCCTGCTGCGGTTCCAAAGCCTTCAAAGAGGCTGGAAAGCCATCCTGTGTTTAGAAAAATGCAGGACCAGAAACAAGAAACTAAATTCATTTCAGAAAGTGAGGTAAAAGAATGGACAGCCCCCAAGGTGAAGTAGCTTCTACAGAAGCGGCACCAACTACAAATGTAACAGAATCAGCAAGCACTGAGGCATCAGGGAGTACTGATGGCGGTTTTGATTTTAGCGGTTGGGACGGGAATCGTGATTCTCTCCCTGATGAGCATCATGCAATCTTTGACAAGATTAGCGGTTCTCGTAAAGCCAAGCAGGAAGCTGAGGCCGGTCGTAAGCTACAGGCCCATCTACAGCGACAGTTTGATGCTACCGTTCGCGCACAAGGAGCGGTAAACCAAACACAGACTAACGAGGCTGGCGAAGAGGTTCCTCTTACCCGCGAGCAAGCACTTGAAATGTTTCGCCAACAAGAGGCACAGCGAGCACAGCAAAGCCGTGTTGACGGTTTTCGTAAGTCTATGCTTGATGTTGTCGGTACTCCTCAGCAGTTCGGTGATGCCACTGTGGTCTTTACTTCAGAAAAAGAAGTTGACGATTTCCGTGACTTTGTAACTAGAACTCTTAGCGGTGAGTTGACGGCCCGAGATCTTCTTTCTCTTTATAGAGCAGAAGACATCCGCCGACAACACTCCGACATTGCAATTAAGAATTTTGAAAAGAACCTTAACAGGAAGCCGAGCAACGCCCAGGGCAAGGTCGAAACTCGAACTTCCGCAATTCCCGTCGATAACACGAAAGGCAATCGTCGCAGAGATCGGGCACCTCGTACAGCGGAGCTTCTACAAGAGAATAATCCAGAACTGTACAACTCAATCGTAAATGGTAAATCAAACCTATTCTAAATGGAGAATAAATAATGGGTGTTCGACAAACGTACACCGAGAACTTTGATCTTATTCGTACAATCGAAGATCGTTCAAAGAAACTCGTTGCTCAGGAACTTATGAAAAGTCACTTGTACCGACGCTTTATCAAGTCGGCTCAAGTTGTTAATTGTTACGATGTAAAAGAGGTCCCCTTGTGGCTTGGTCCCCCGACCATGGGCAAGTGGATGGCCCGAGGCGATGTGCTTCCTGATGCTCAAAGCTCAAGTGCTGCACAGTCCTTCTGGACCAACCGTTACATCGCGACCCCACTTGGATTCGATGTTATGGATCTTTGGGAGAACGAGGGTAACCCTCAAGCTCTCTTTGATCTGATTGATTTCAAGACCATGGAAAGCGCCGTGTCTCAGAAGCGTGCTCTTAGTAGCGCAATCTTCAATGGACTTGGTGGAAGTCAGCCAGATGGACTTGGACTGATTCTGGAAACCGCAGCACCCGCTGCTCAGACTCAGACTGTTGGTGGTGTCAACAAAGCTACTAAAGCTTGGTGGCGCAATCAGTATGTTCAGTTGACCTCCAACTTTGGAACTGTTGCCGCTGGTACTAACCTGCCCGCTGGTATTCTTGCTCTCCTCCAGCTCATCGATGCTTGCACGATTGGTACTTTGGTGCCCAGCGATATCGTAACCACCAAGGCTACATTCGCTAACATTCGTCGCGCAATGCTTGAAATGAGCACCCCGTACCACATGATCACTGATCGACAGGATGCACAGTATGGCGTTCGTTCCTTCATGTTCGATGGTCACTGGGTTAGCTGGGATCCAAACTGTCCTGCCGATGAGGTTTACTGCCTGCACATCGAAGAGAAGTTTGAGTCCGAGCGTACTGGTGGACAAGATGATGTTAAACTAGATGGAGACTTGGAAGAGGTCGCCACTGATAACATTCTGGATCTCAATGGCGGTCTGTTCATGATCACCAACCCGAATGTTCGTCAACGCGCTCTTGCACCTCGTACCCCTTACCGTCAGCTTCAGCAGACTCAGTGGATGGTTGATTCGTTCAACCTCGGCGTATTCCGTATGTCCGATCACGGTGTTTCTGATAGCTCTGGCGGAGCAATGTGGGAGACGTGGTAGAATGTATAACGCACTATCTAGTAAGGTAGCGTTTGATAATCTGGAAGATTCTCTTTCAGGTGCATTGGCTACCTATCCTGTGGCAGCAGCCGCAGTTACCGCAACCGCTAATGGAGCAGCTTGGAATCGCACTGGTGCTTTTGCCGAAGTTGTTCCCGCTTCCACAATCACAAGTAGTATCTTTCTAGACTCTCTCGTAATTGAGCAGACGAATACGACAGATACTTTCTTGATTGATATTGCAACGGGTGGAGCCGGTCATGAAGTTGTAATTGCTTCAGTCCGTTTCAACATTTTGCAAGTCAATAACAACGGAACCACTATTATCCCGATTCGTGCAAAAGTTGATGCGAATGTAAGGATTAGTGTTCGTTGTACGAGCGCAGCGGCAGCAGCTAATACTGCAAATGTTTCCATCCAATATCGAACCGTATCTTAGGAGTTAAAAAACAATGGCTAACTTTACTGATCACCGGGCTTGGACTGACCTCCAGCCCCACAGCAAACTTCTTCCGCCAAACGTGATCGTTACGGCTGAAGAGCTTGCTGTTTATGGAGAGCCTCAGGTTACATCTGATCTGTATCAGATGGGATCTGAGATTCGTAAGGTCGTTTACGACGATGTTGCGAATGCACGACGCTACTACATGGAGCTTGTGTTTTACATTCACCCGGCTGGAGCGGCAGATATCACGCTTGCTAGTGCTGCTGGTGTTTCTCAGGTAAACGGAGAGGCGCTTCGCTGGAGCGGAGTGCAACCTGCTGGTACTGCATCGTATACCAACGATGATATTGCAGGGTTCTTCCTGAGCCACTACTACACGAGCACTGCTACTCCTGTGGGCGCTGGAGTCAACTACGTTGCCACGACCCTTACTGCGGGCGATGGTATTTGGTTGGTTCGTCGTGGAATGCACGAGCTTCCCGCTGATGCTGCAATCGGTGCTGCTGGCGTTAATCTTGTGCTCAACAACGCAAGCGCCTCCGGGCGTGTTGTTGGGGCTACCGCATTCGCCGCTACTGTAGCAGGAATCGAGCAGAACACCAGCGATCTTGTAAACGGCAAGGCTGTTGCTATTGCTCGAGGAACGGCTGGAGCACCAGGAGACATGTTGCTTTGCGATATTATTCTGCCTGTTCCTGGCGTCCGAGGTAGTTAATATCTCAACGTAGCCTCCCACGCTACAACCCCGACCCTCCACCGATGGGCATGCATTGGTGGAGGGTCACCCCTCCCAGACAATAAGGTTTTTTGAATGGCTAACCCGACAATGAAGACCCAAGAAATAGTTGACCTTATGATGTCTAATCTTGGGCAAAACATGTCAGAAGATATTATGTACCAGTGGTTCGAGGAACTGTACCGGATGATCCGCGAAGAAAAGTGGGCCTGGAACTGGCATTGGGACAATCGAGTAACTCTTGCCCCCGTAATTGATTCTACTAATACTTATACATGGACAGCCGGTGATGATTTTATTACTTCAAACGCCGCAAGTCCTGTGCAAACACAGTTCCCTCATCAGTACACAGGAAGAAAGTTCTACTTAGATGAAAGGCTTTACACCGCCGTAGATCTTGGAGGCCAGAACGCCAACAGGATCTATTTCGATAGGCCTCTTCACACAACGCAAGCCACTCCATTCTCAAACCTTAAGCTGTGTCGGCAAGATTATTCCTATAAGACCTCATCAATTAAAACTGTTGAGGTCGATTCGCTTAAGAAGGCTTCTACTGTAGACGACGATTACATTAGAGACTTCCTTGTAACACGCGCATGGACCGACGCAGGAACTCCCATTGTTTACAAGTGCGATGATTCCGATAGGCTGCCTACTCCGGTTGGTGCTCCAGACCTATTGAGCACGGCTGCTGTTGCTTTTGAGGCTGGAACTTATCAATACTTCTGGACCTTTTACGATAAGGAGAGTGGCCTGATTTCCAAACCAGGCCCAACGCTCCTAT